TCAGATGCAGGAAAACTTTATTGAAGAGTTGGAGAATCGTAGTAAGGAAAATATTAAAAGTAAGGAAGTAAGAATTTCAGAACTCCTTATTGAAGAGAATAATTTGATGAATAATAATTCTATCATCGAAGAAGATGTATTTAAGTTGAATAAAGAGATTGAAGATGTAGTAGGATCTACAGAAAAACTTCGCACCCTTGGCAATCTGAAAGGTAAAATTTCTCAGAAAGTATCAAGCATCACTAAGGAACATAAATTTTTTACACAGAATACGGTTTGTCCTACCTGTGATCAGGAGATTGAGGAGACTTTTAGAATAAATAGAATTAACGATGCTCAAACTAAAGCTAAAGAGTTGCAATCTGGTTATAAAGAACTGGAGGAGGCAATTAAAAAGGAAGAAGAGCGAGAGCGTCAATTCACTATCCTATCGAAGGAGATTACAACACTAACGCATGGCATTTCTCAAAACAATATTAAGATCGCTGGATGTCAACGACAAGTCAGAGATCTGGAATCGGAAATTCAAAGAGTTACCGACCAACTTGCAAACAGAAGTACTGAAGATGAGAAGCTAGCAACCTTCAAGGACAACTTACAAACTACATACGACGAACTCGCTCAACGTAAGGACACAATTAACTATTACGATTTTTCGTATAGTCTACTTAAAGACGGTGGAGTCAAGACCAAAATCATTAAGAAGTATCTACCGCTGATAAATCAGCAAGTCAATAAGTATCTACAACTTATGGACTTTTACATTAACTTCTCCCTTGATGAGGAATTTAACGAAACCGTCCAGTCCCCAATCCACGAAAACTTTTCTTATTCTTCTTTCAGCGAGGGAGAGAAAATGAGAATTGACCTGGCACTCTTGTTTACCTGGAGAGAGGTAGCAAGGATGAAGAACTCTGTCAATACGAATCTACTCATTATGGATGAGGTGTTTGATAGTTCTCTGGATGGTCTTGGTACAGAAGACTTCCTGAAGATTATTCGATTCATTATCAAGGATGCAAATATCTTTGTCATCTCTCATAAGGAATCACTGCACGATAAGTTTGACCAAGTGATTAAATTTGAGAAGGTAAAAGGATTCAGTAGAATGGTTTCCTGATGCCTACATTCATTCATAAAGACACTGGTAAGAAAGTATTCTTTGCTCATATACCTAGAACGGCAGGAAGATTTGTAGAGGCAAATCTCTTGGCAAATGGATTTGAGTGGGGAGAGAATCACATGGATACTGGTCTTGGTGTCATGTCTGTAGTTAATGGTGTAGAGATTGCACATTATCATCGTCAGCACTATCAAGAGTATTTGGATGTAGAGAACATCCCACATTTTTCCATTGTTAGAAGTCCCATCACTAGATTCATTTCTGGTTCGGTTTATCTGAAGAGAACGTATGGTGATGATATTCAGTCAGTTATGGAAGATCCCATGATGTTCGCATCAATGATTCAGAATCTTCCCTTTGAGGGAGCATGGAATTGGTACAGACCTCAGATTGATTTTCTGACTGACAAGACTCACATTTGGAAGTTTGAAGATAAGATAGGTGATGAGTTTGTATCTTGGTTGAGTAAGATTATTGGAGTTAACCTGAAGTTTCAGGATAATATTGATTACCCTAAGTCTGGAGATGAGAGCAATAAGCTAAAGAATAGTCCGGCACTGGAGGTAAATATACGCAGTTGTTATAAAAAAGACTATGAAGTTCTGTATAGGAATTTTTAAATATTATAAAATATTACCGAACTTCATTAAAAACTAGAAATGTTATGGTTTCCTGACTAGATAGTGTAGAATGAATAAGGAGACACTTATGTAACCAAAGTTTTTCTTTGTTATTGTCCCGACTGTATAATAGGAGACATCATGCACAACATACTTTCATATAATCAATTAGCGGGTTGGAAACAAAGTGTTGAACGTTTGACTCATACGTTAGATCGAACGATGAATGAATCTGATCAGCTAAACGATTATTACGATTGCCTTATTGAGTGCGATGACGATCAGGCGACTTGTAAACGAATCTGTAGGAGTATTCTTTCATAGCACACCGTAGACACTATAGGAACTGTCACTAAGGGCCCTCACCGAAAGGTGGGGGTTTAGTATTATAGGTGCATACAAGAGAAACCACCATGGCAGTCAAACACGAAATCAAATCTCAACTTGCTAAACTGCTTGCCACTGAGGACTTGATCGTGGAGCACAAGCAAGTGCAGACTGCTTGCTTCAACGTCCACACCCGTGTCCTGACTCTTCCCATGTGGGAGAAAGCAAGCAACATCGTCTATGACTTGCTGGTTGGTCATGAGGTTGGACACGCTCTCTTCACCCCTGATGAGAACTGGTTAGAGAAGGTTGCTGTTCCCCCTCAGTTCGTAAACGTTGTGGAAGATGCCCGTATTGAGAAACTTATGAAACGCAAGTACATGGGACTTGCAAAGACGTTTTTCAAAGGTTACCAAGAACTAAATGACGAGGACTTCTTTTCTATTTCTGATGAGTCTGTTTCTACTTTTAACCTTGCTGACCGTGCAAATCTATACTTTAAGGTCGGTAATTTTGTAGACATCACTTTTGACTCTGAAGAGAAAGTATTGATTCAGAAGATTGCAGATGTAGAGACCTTCGACGATGTGCTGAAGGTTGCAGAAGAGCTCTACTTGTTCTGTAAGAAAGAGAAAGAGGAAAAGGTTGATGATACTGAAATACCACCTAATATGGGTGGTGAGTCTGATCAACCTGCTAGTGAATTGCAGGAGCAACAGGACACCTCTGGAGAGGGTTCTGGTGACTCTCAGGAACAAACTCCCATGCCAGAAGCAGATCAATCTGCTACTGCCCCTCTGACTGATGAACCAGAAGTTCAGACTGCTGATGCTTTGGAATCAAATCTGCAGGATCTTGTGAATGAGGATACGTGGGAAAATGTATATGTGGAGATTCCTAAGGTTAATTTGAAGTATATTATTGCTAAGAACGATGATATTCACAAAGAGATTGATGAATGGTTCAATTATCAAAAGACTAGTGTTCATGAAAGTCTTTTTGACAAAACTGATGAAGAGTTTATCAAGTTCAAACGTAATGCACAGAAAGAAGTAAACTATCTGGTAAAAGAGTTTGAATGTCGCAAGGCAGCAGATTCCTATGCCCGTGCCACCACTGCTCGCACTGGTATTCTTGATACTTCTAAACTACACACTTACAAGTACAACGAAGATCTATTCAAGAAAGTCTCTGTAATTCCTGATGGTAAGAATCATGGACTAATCTTTGTCCTTGACTGGAGTGGTTCTATGAGCCGTGTGATGCTTGACACAATCAAGCAACTCTACAATTTGATCTGGTTCTGTAAGAAAGTCTCTATTCCTTTTGAGGTGTATGCTTTCACGAATGAGTGGAAGAGACCTGAGATTAATCATGAAACAAACGAGATTGTGAAACCAGCAGATTGGACTTCTTCTTATGAGAAGAAAGAGAATCTCCTTGCTGTTCACGAACAGTTTTCTATGATGAATCTTCTGACCAGCAAGACAAATGGTAAGCAACTTGAACATCAGATGATCAACATCTGGAGGTGTGCAAAAGCTTTTGGTAACTTCTACGGATCTTGCTACTCTGTTCCTACTCGTATCGGTTTGTCTGGCACTCCTTTGAATGAAGCATTTGTTACTCTTCATCAGATTCTTCCTCAGTTTCAAAAGGAGAACAAACTGCAAAAAGTTCAGTGCATTGTCCTGACTGATGGTGAAGCTAGTCATCTTTCTCGTCATGTTGAGGTAAAACGTCACTGGGAGAATGAACCTTATATGGGAACTCGGCAGTTGACTGGCGGCTCTACTTTTCTCCGTGATCGTAAGACTGGTAACACCTATCAGGTCCCTTATGGTTGGCACGGTTTCACTGACATGATGCTTGAGAATCTTCGTGACAACTTCCCTTCTGTCAACTTTGTAGGTATCCGTGTTCTTGATAGTCGTGATGCAAACGGATTTCTCAAGTTGTATCACGATCAGAACACTGATGATTACTGGAAACTTTATCGTGAGTGGAAGAAGCAACGTAGTTTCACCATCAAGACTTCTGGATATCATGCATACTTTGCTATGTCTGCTGCTTCCCTATCACAGGATGCAGACTTTGAAGTTGATGAGGGTGCAACTAAAGCAAAGATCAAGTCTGCTTTTATCAAGTCTCTTAAGACTAAGAAACTAAATAAAAAAGTTCTAGGTGAATTTATTTCTCTGGTGGCATGATGAATTGGAAAGAAATCGCCCTTCAGTGTGAGAGTGATCCTAAAGTAAGAAAAGTTCTTAAGGAGGGTCCAAAGAGTCTTGCTCAAGCGTGGATGCTGCAGGTAATGAAGTTCAAGTATGGACGATACGAGAAGTGACCACGGGGAGGTTTCCGACCTCCCTTTTTCGTATATAATAACTTCAGTTAAACAAAACAACTAATGGGTCTCTCCAAAGAAAGCATCGTTAATTGTCTTCGTGAATCCTATGGTGAGTCAGTCACTTCTGCAGAGATCAAAGCATTCTGCAATATGAATGACTTCAACTATCAGACCATCACTAACAAACTGACTGACTTCAAAGTTGGTCGTGGTAAGTGGAATCTGGAAGTAACGAAAGAGACTGTAGAAGAACTGGAAACAACTTATAATGCTCCTGCTGCTTTGCCAGCAATCGAACAAAACCTTATCCCTGCGAAAGATGATTCCTTCGTCCAGTTTGGTAATTTCACAGATATTAAAAAAATTGTTAAGTCCGGTCTCTTCTACCCTACGTTTATCACGGGTCTCTCGGGCAATGGCAAAACGTTTTCTGTCGAACAAGCATGTGCTCAACTCGGACGAGAACTCATCCGAGTCAACATCACGGTAGAGACCGACGAAGACGATCTTATTGGTGGTTTCCGTCTTGTGGGTGGAGAAACTGTTTGGCATAACGGACCCGTCATTGAGGCTCTGCAACGGGGTGCTGTGCTGCTCCTTGATGAAATCGACCTTGCCTCAAACAAAATCCTTTGCCTTCAGTCCATCCTTGAGGGTAAGGGAGTTTTCCTCAAGAAGATTGGTAAGTGGGTTTCTCCTGCAGAGGGTTTCCAAGTATTCGCAACCGCAAATACCAAAGGCAAAGGTTCCGACGACGGACGATTCATTGGAACTAACGTGCTAAATGAAGCATTTCTTGAACGGTTCCCTGTGACCTTTGAGCAGGAGTATCCTACTGCTGCTACGGAACAGAAGATCCTTGGTAAGATTTGTAAGGATGAAGAGTTCTGCAAGCGTCTTGCTGACTGGGCTGACATCATCCGCAAGACCTTCTATGATGGTGGTATTGAAGAAATCATCAGCACCCGTCGTCTGGTTCATATCGTGAAGGCATACAGTATCTTCAACGACAAGGCAAAGGCAATTCAAGTCTGTGTCAATCGTTTTGATGATGAAACTAAGCAGGCATTCCTGGAACTGTATGATAAAGTCGATGCTGACTTTGTGATGCCCGTTGACGAAACCCCTACAATTTGATATAATTATGGCTAACTCCTGGTCCTTTCTATTTGATGAAATGAACACGTCTAATCAAGATTACTGGAATGAAGATGGATTTAGTTTATCTGGTAACCCTAGTGCTGCCTCTTCTGATACAATTTACCTTAGTTCAACCAGTTATGGTGCAGCACAACCAGTTCCAATGATGTTGGGTGGAATGGGTGAAGACCATATTTCTTTTGAATCTGATTACCCCTCTTCTGTATATGGTGCATCTGGAAAAGATTCTTTCTCTTTTGACCTGAAGATTCCTGATCTTCCTACCACTGACAATGCTAATGGACGTTGGAAGTATAATGAAGATGTAATTCTTAAAGAGATTCGTGACTATCTTGGCGGCACCTATCGGTCTCACTATGCATCTCCCGAATCTAAAACTCAGACACTTGATCTGATTGAATCTGTTGGTGATGCAGAACCATTCTGTCGATCTAACGCACTCAAGTATCTTTCTCGCTTTGGTAAGAAAGATGGAAAGTCTAAACAGGACATTCTGAAAGCAATCCACTACTGTATTCTCTTGTACCACTTTGCTGGTCTTTGTAATGAAAATTCGCAACCCTATGAAACTTTCTGATAAAACTATTTCTGTCCTGAAGAACTTCTCTTCTATCAATCAGTCCATCCTATTCAAAGAGGGTAACAAACTTCGTACCATCAGCGTGATGAAGAACATACTTGCAGAAGCAACTGTCAGCGAGGAGTTCATGAAGGATTTTGGTATCTATGACCTGAATCAATTCCTTAATGGTTTGAGTCTGCACCAGAGCCCTGAACTTGATTTTCAAAATGACGGATATGTTGTTATTCGTGAGGGTCGATCTCGCTCTAAATATTTCTTTGCAGATCCTAACGTGATTGTTACTCCTCCTGAGAAAGCAATCCAACTTCCTAGTGAAGATGTGCAATTTGAACTGAGCACAGACCAACTTGATAAACTGCTGAAAGCATCTGCGGTTTATCAACTTCCCGATCTCTCTGCCATCGGTGAGGCAGGTGTAGTTAAACTTGTCGTTCGTGACAAGAAGAACGACACTTCTAATGATTATGCTGTTGTTGTTGGTGAGACTGATAAAGAGTTTTCCTTCAACTTCAAGGTAGAAAATATCAAAGTTCTTCCTGGAACTTATGAGGTGGTGGTGTCTCAGAAACTTCTTTCTCGATTCACCTCTAAGAACCATGACCTCACTTACTACATCGCACTTGAACCCGACTCCACCTTCGGGTAAGAAGGATTATCAAGGTCCCCTCTATGCTCCATGGTGGAAGGTTGAGGAGGGGAAAAAACAATTTCGTGAATGGTTGAAAAAACAACAATAATGAAACACATCCTTTTTACTCTTAAGGGTTGTCCGTTTGAACTCCTTGATGATGAAGAGTTCATTCGGATGCTTTTGTATAGATCAACAAAAGAATCCAAATCTACTTTGCTTAATTTAGAAACACATAAGTTTGATCCTCAGGGTGTAACTGGTTTCGTTATGCTTGCTGAGTCTCATATCTCAATTCATACATGGCCAGAGAAGGGCATGGCGGTATGTGATGTTTTTACTTGTGGCGATACTGCAGAACCAGAAAAGGCAGTAGAATATATGAAAGAACAATTGAAGGCAACTGATATTGTATCTGAAACTTTTGAGAGACCTTTAGAATGAAAACTACTTTAACAGTGGACGAAAATGGAATCCTAACTTTTCCTGATGAACTTCTAGAAGTTACTGGATGGAAAGAAGATGATGTGTTACAATGGATTTCTAATGATGATGGTTCATTTACTTTGGTGAAAAAAGAAAATGCGTGACGAATTTCTCTGGGTTGAAAAGTATCGACCTAAAACTATTGAAGAGTGCATACTTCCTGATAATACCAAAAAAACCTTTCAAGACTTCCTACATAAAGGTGAGATACCCAACATGCTGCTTGCTGGTCCTGCAGGATGTGGTAAAACAACTGTAGCCAAAGCACTTTGCAACGAACTGGGGGTAGATTACTATGTCATCAACGGATCCGATGAGGGACGCTTCCTTGATACGGTCAGAAATACTGCAAAAAATTTCGCTTCGACCGTATCACTTTCGTCAACTGCTAGACACAAAGTCATCATCATCGACGAAGCTGATAACACAACAAACGACGTACAACTCCTCCTTAGGGCGTTTATTGAGGAGTTTCATGGCAACTGCAGATTCATCTTCACCTGCAACTTCAAAAACAAAATCCTTGAACCACTTCATTCCCGTACAACAGTGGTTGAATTCGGAATTGGGGGAAAGCAAAAACCTGCCATCGCCGCCGCCTTCTTCAAACGTATCCAACAAATCCTGGCTGCAGAACGTGTTGAATATGATAACAAGGTCCTGGTAGAACTGATCAACAAACACTTCCCAGATTGGCGTCGTGTTTTGAACGAATGCCAACGTTACTCTGCTGGTGGTAAGATTGACTCTGGCATTCTTGCAACCTTTAGTGATGTAAAAGTAAATGACTTGGTTAAGAAACTTAAGGACAAAGATTTTCCCGAAGTACGTAAATGGGTTGTCAATAACCTTGACAATGATACTTCTGTTCTACTGCGTTGTATTTACGATGCTTGTTATGATTCCATGGTTCCGAATAGTATTCCTGCTGCTGTGCTTACTCTTGCTAAGTATCAGTATCAGATGGCATTTGTGGCAGATCAGGAAATAAATATGCTTGCTTGTCTCACTGAAATTATGGTTGAATGCGAGTTCAAATGAAATTTTTTATACCTAAAATAAAGTTATTTAAAGAATCATTGAATCTTAATAAGTGGCCGGTGAATTGGTTCGATCCCAAAAAAGATCAAGAGAAAGAAAGAAAAGAACGCATCAAAAAATTATACCCCGATAAAAAGTTCTAATGAAAAAGAAAATTGATAAGATTATTGATAAGTCTTTGAGATTTCATCATCGAGATATTCATGAAGAATTCTCTGAAATGAAACTTAGAGCACAAGTAAAATCTAAGTGGTATTATATTTTTTGGGGTATTGCAACTATCTCAGTAATATCAGGGCAACTTTATGTTGGAAGTGGATATCGTTTGCTTTATGGTAGTATGCAAGAACTACTTCAAAAGGTTGATGGAGTTCTTCTTCATACTACTCCTGATAGAGGACCTAATTTTTTATGAAATCTTTGAAAACACCACTTAGATATCCTGGTGGTAAGTCCCGTGCTTGCATTAAGATGGACCCATTTTTTCCTGACCTTCGTGATTATAAGGAGTATCGCGAACCATTCTTAGGTGGTGGTAGCGTAGCGATACATATTACAAAGAAGTATCCTCATCTGGATATCTGGGTCAATGATCTGTATGAACCACTCTATAACTTCTGGAGAGTTCTGCAGGACGACGGTCGTGCTCTCTATGAAAGACTGCAAGATCTCAAATCCAGACACTCTAGTGAAGAATCTGCAAGAGAATTATTTTTAGAATCAAAGAATATTGTCAATGCTTACACTGAATCGAATCTATCTCGCGCTAGTAGTTTTTATATTGTTAATAAGTGTAGTTTTAGTGGACTCACAGAGTCCTCATCCTTCAGTAGACAAGCAAGTGTCTCTAACTTCTCAATGCGAGGAATCGAAAAACTCCCAGGATATACTAAAATAATTCAGAACTGGAAGATTACTAACTGGTCATATGAGTCACTTCTTACTGATCGCAAAGACGTGTTTACATATCTAGATCCTCCATATGATATCAAAGATAATCTCTATGGGAAGAAGGGAAGTATGCACAATGGATTCAACCACGATGACTTTGCTTCTGATTGTGATAGATACATTGGACATCAACTTGTATCTTATAACTCTTCCAATCTTGTCAAGGAAAGATTTGATGGATGGAATGCAGGTGAGTTTGATTTAACTTACACCATGCGATCTGTGGGTGAGTATATGCGTGAGCAAAAAGGACGTAAAGAACTTTTACTTTATAATTATGGAATTAAAGGACTGGCTTAACTCAATCAACTTCACTAAAGAGGACCTCCGTGAGAACATTAGTTCTTACCCTCCATATATCGTTAATCGTTGTCTGTCAGGTCACCTTGATTGTGTCATGTTCGCCAATGAGATGAACATGCATAACTTTCTTGATAAAGATATGCAATATTCTTTTTATCTAAATACTTTGAGGAAAAGAAAGAGATTCTCTCCCTGGCTCCGAAAGGAAAAAGTCACGGACCTAGAATGTATCAAAAAGTATTATGGATACAGTAATGAAAAAGCATCTCAAGCTTTAAAAATCCTGACACAAGAACAGATTAACTTTATTAAACAACGACTTGACACTGGAGGAATGAAATGAGTGCTACGGTTGAACCTACGGTACAGTGGTCCCAAGATCAAATGGTTGAGGTGCTCCTCAATGAACCAGATGACTTTTTGAAGGTACGTGAGACTTTGACTCGTATTGGAGTTGCTTCACGGAAGGAAAAGAAACTCTACCAGTCCTGTCATATCCTCCATAAGCAAGGAAGATACTTTATCGTCCACTTTAAAGAACTGTTTGCGCTTGATGGAAAGCACGCAAACCTCACTATGAACGACGTACAGCGCCGTAATCGCATCGCCCGTCTCTTATCCGACTGGGGTCTGATTAGCGTCGTCAAGGAGGATTCTGTGACCGATATCGCCCCTCTGAACCAGATCAAGGTGCTTGCATATAAAGATAAGTCTGACTGGGTTCTGGAGCAGAAATACAATATCGGAAAGAAAGGTAAGACCACAGAGAGTGAATAAATAAGACGTGTCTTTCGTGCGGCACACTCTACAATCGGAACACCCGCGACCCCTTGACAGGGGTCTTTTTTATGTTATACTACGTTTGTTGACTTACTCAACTGACTATGAACGCTACACAAACCGGATTGAACGTTCTTCCGTTCAATCCCAAAACTGACGAATACACTGCCTTTATTGTAGATGTGACACCAGAGATGGCACGTTACATTCTTGATTATCATAATCGTGATAATCGCAAGATTGCTAACTCTCAAGTAAATAAAATCTTCCGAAGCATTGAAAACGATAACTGGTTGTTAGACGGACAACCAATGACTTTCAATACTGATGGAAATCTTACTGAAGCGCAACACAGATTGTCTGCTATCGCAAAATGTGCTGACGATCGTGTGTTTAAGATGATTGTTGTTACTGGTGTTCAACCTGACTGTTTTAGCAGGACTGCCACTAACAAGAAACGTAATCCGATTGATGAAATTCAACGGAAGTATCGTAAAGCACACAAGGATGAAGTTTCGATTCTTGGTGATATTATGAAGCGCCAGAGAAAGTGGCGTTTGACGATGCAAAATGCTATCTCCAGCTATGAAAATTGGATTAAGAACATTCTCAACGCATTGAAAATTAGTGGTGATTATGAAAATGTATTGGACAAGTTTTCGCTTCAACGTAAAACACTCCGCGCATACATTGCTCTGTGTGAGCGTTATGGGTATTTGGATGAGTGCAAGATTTTTTTTGAACTTCTTGACAGCGAACTTGAGGAAGATGCTGATAACCCAGTATCTACTCTCACAGATCAATTCCTTAAGTTCTGGAATACCACTGCGGTGGATTTGAGTAATGAAAAAAGGATGGATGTCCTCTATTCTTTGTTCTGCGTAGCAACTGATCGCATTATTATGCGGGATGATGGGATGATTTCTCTCAACGCAACTCCACAGTCCCTAGAGCATGAGCAGATGGAAAAGCAAGGAGTTTATCGCAAGTTTCTTGCTTGATATCCGAATAAAAAAATTACGGGGTTCATCACCCCGTTTTTTTGTACATGTTGTATAATTAGTAGTGGATGCCTTCGGGGTCTACACAATCAAATCTCGCTTACAAAGGAGAAGTAAAATGGGAAACCTTATGAAGTACAATGCTGCTAATTTAGATCAGTTGCTTGATCGTATAAATAAGAACAGTATCGGTATGGATGAATACTTTGATCGTCTGTTTACATTACATGAGACAACGACGAATTATCCACCGTATAATTTAATTCAGGTCAGTAACGTAGAATCTAGACTTGAGTTAGCACTTGCAGGGTTTAAGAAGAAGCAAGTAAATGTCTACACACAAGACGGAAAACTCTTTGTCGAAGGGCAACGAGAAGATGGAGAATCCGGAAAAGAATACATCCATAGAGGAGTGGCTCAACGATCTTTCACCAGAACTTGGACTCTGGCAGAGGATACGGAAGTTAGATCAGTTGAATTTGAGGATGGGCTCCTGACAATTGTCCTCGGTAGGATTGTCCCGGACCATCATCAAAGGAAAGATTGGTTCTAAATAGAATTGAATATCGTCGCCGCGAGGAGCACCTGGCAAAATCCAGGTTGACTCCTCTTTTTTTTATTGCTATAATTACTAGAGGAAAAACTGACTAATGGCAATTAAACTTTTACTACTGAAGTCTGGTGAGGACATGATTGCGGATGTCAAGGAGATGACATTCGGAGAAGGTGATGATCGCAGGGTAATTGGATATTCATTGAATCGCCCATGTGTTATCAAGATGCGAGACCCTAATGTAATTCCTGAATTGCAGAAAGGTAACACCAAGAAAGCAGGATACGAAGTATCTCTGTTTCCCTGGATTCCTCTGTCGGCAGAAGAAGACATCCCTGTCCCTTGTGACTGGGTTGTGACAATGGTAAATCCAGCGTTTAAACTAAAAGAAATGTACATTGAGGACATCGTTAACTATGGAAAAGATAATCAAAGCACTACTACTGACAAACAATCAGATTCTGATAACTCAGATTGACGAAGTAGGAGCAGATATCGGAGAACCCGACTGTAAGATGACTAATCCTTTTTTATTGAAAGATGATGGTACACTGGAACCCTGGTTGGTTTCGGTATCGCGTCAAGATGAATTTATGATTAGTTCTGATAAGATTATCACTCTTACAGAACCTATGCCCACCCTAGTCGAAAAGTACGAAGAACTCACTAAGTAATGCGTTTCTACACTAATGTTCAGTTGATCGGTAATCAGTTTCTCGTTCGGGGAGTTGAGAATGGAAGGAGATATGAACATAGAGACGAATTCTTTCCAACGTTATTTGTTAAGTCAAAGAAACCTACAAAGTTTAGAACATTAACAGGAGAATCAGTAGAGGAAGTAAATCCTGGTACTGTTCGTGATTGTCGTGACTTTTACAAAAAATATGATGAGGTTGATGGGTTTGAGATCTATGGAAATGATCGATACATTTATCAATACATTTCAGAGAAGTATCCTGAGGATGAGATTAAGTTTGATATTAGTCAAATCAAACTGGTGACTCTTGATATTGAGACCACTGCTGAGTATGGATTCCCAAACGTAGAGTCTGCTCAGGAAGAGATTCTTGCTATTACTATTCAGGACTACACCACCAAGCAGATTATTACTTGGGGTATCAAACCTTTTGTCAATAAGCAGAAGAATGTCA